TACTTGGTACCCAAAACTAATAAAAATTCATTGGCATTGACTTATTTGAATATAACATTAGGAATAGATGGTATGGCCGGATTTAGTTGTGGTGAATATTTTAACATAGAAGGTATTCCTGAAATTTATAATAAAAATGGATATTTTCAAATTTTAAATGTAAAACAAGGAATTGATGAAAATGGTTGGAAAACTACAATAGAAGCTGGATTTTTAATAAAAACTGAATAATATGTATAATAATTTAATAAGTGGAAACACAAATTATTCTTTAGATTTTCCAAAAACAATAGTACCAATTCCATCCGTTGCTGATTATGAAAATGGATTTATAGAAAGATATTTTACTCAAAAAGTAAATGATAAAAATTCATATGTTTTTGAAATAGATAAAGAAGAATATTCTAATTTATTTGAAAATCCTTATTGGATATCAGAAATTATGAAATGGAGAATTACCGGCCCTATCGCACCTGTTTATAATATTGATGGAATATTAACTGACAAAGGTGTAATTGAATCAAACAATGCATCTATTTCAATTATTTCTGAAAAAGTAAAAAATGTAAAATTATATCTCCCAAATATTTTACAATTTCATAAATAGAATTGACTAAAATCATATAAAAATTTGGTAATTAAAATAATTTTGATTATATTTAATTATATAAACAAATTAAGTTATGAAAGAATACAAACACTTATCCTTTGAGGAAAGACAACAAATGACCTTTGATTGGAGATATAGAGGTTGGACAGTTTTAGAATTATTAACTGAAGATGAGGTTAATGAATTAAATGAAGAATTGGATAGATTAAGATTAGAAAGAAACAATGCAGAGCCTGAAAAATGGCAAGAGTTTGAACCAATCATGCACCCACACAAAGTTTCTGAAAAAATTCAAAAAATGTTTTCACATCCTAAAATGATTGAAGCATGTGAATTTTTAATGGAAGGTGATGTTGTTGGAATGCAAACTTGGGCATACTACAAACCAAAAGGTGAATTAGGAAGAGACCAACATCAAAACGCATTCTATACAGGTTGTGGACATAATGAAATTGTAAATACTGCATTGGCATTGGATAATCACGACCCTGAAAATGGTGCAGTTTGGAATTATGAAGGTTCTCATAGATTACCGACATTACCGATTGAAGATAATGAGGAAAGAAAGAAAACAAATACAGGTAACTGGAGAAGTGAGAGGGGTAAGAGTTGTGTAATGCCTGAAGGACATGATTTCCGTAAGATTGAAGGATATTTAAGAAAAGGACAAGTTGCATTATTACATTCACATGTAGTGCATGGTAGTGAACCAAATGGTGATACAACAAGAATGAGAAGAAATTTCCTTTCTGGTTATTTAAAGAAGGGTGCATATTTTAATCCAGGTAACCAAATGAAAAGAGAACCAATTGACATCTATGAGATGAAACAAAAACATTGGGGAGAATAAATTTTGTAAATCAAAATATTTTTAGTATATTAGTAGGGTATGAATCTAATTGAAGATAAACATACCCTACTTTTGTTTTTAAAGGGTAATGTAAATATTGACCTTATAGTTCCTGTGTGGAGTTCTCATAGAGCACACCCATTAGGAAATCGTTTATCGTTTATTTATTATAGACAAAGTGATGGAAGTGATGGAATAATTAATTTGAATCACATAGATGCAAAGAAAATAGATATGTTTGACATATCCAAAATAGTTCATGTCAACACATTGGTTTTAGACAATAGGTATTTAAACACCATAGGATTCGATTATGAGTGGGTATACTTTGAAGAGAATGGGAAACCATTTATCTTTAGTGAGGTCGTAGAATCGGTTTATAGGGGGTATAGAAACGACTTTAAAGAGTTGAATGATTGTGTACCTTTAATGAAGTGGTATGAAGTCTTAAAAACAATCCCAAATATCAGTACAAGAGGAGATTGGTATAGAAAATATACATCAGCAATTAACATATTAGGAAGGTTGGAAGGGGCTGGGGTAAAAGTCGTTAGAGAAAAATTTATTGATAGTTTTAAGTTTAACGAGCAATACCTGCGAAAGAATGATATCGTCTACACACAATACAATCCATATACAACAACGGGTAGACCATCTAATAGACATCTTAACGTGAATTACTCTGCGTTAAATAAATCCGATGGTACAAGAGAAATGTTTATTAGTCGTCATCCACATGGCACATTGATACAATTTGACTATGAGTCGTATCACATTCGTTTGATTGCGAAAATGGTTGGATATGAGTTTCCAAAGGGTACTACGGCTCATCAACACCTTGCAAACCTTTATGGGTGTGATTTGGAGACGGCAAAGAAAATAACCTTTACATACCTTTATGGGGGATTAGATGAAAATGCAAGAGAAATACCATTCTTTCAATTAGTCGATAAATACATTAAGAAATTATACCAATCGTTCGTCATTTCGGGAAAATTGACGACACTCTTATATAAAAGAGAAATACCATTTGATAGAATTGAAGGTGCAAACGAACAAAAGGTATTTAACTATTTATTACAATCCCTGGAGACTGAAATTAATTATATGAAGATTGGTGAGGTATTAGAGTATTTGGATGGGAAAATGTCAAAAATGATACTTTATACCTATGATGCCTTTCTTATAGACACACATCCCATTGAAAGAGAAAATCTTTTAAACGACATTAGAGAGATAATGGAGAAAGGTGGTTTCCCAGTTAAAATTGAAGAAGGTGAGAATTATAACAATTTAGAGGTTATAAGTTAAATTTTTATATTTATATCATATAATTATATCAGTATGAGATTAGTAGATTTGATTCCATTAAAGGAAATGTATAACCCAGCCGATGCTTTTAATAAGAAGGTAAGTAGAATGACCGATAATAACGACCATTCCTCTGCGGCAGTTGAATTAGCAATTTATATGGATGATAGGGATGCCGTTCATAAGTTACAACAAATTAAAAAGCAGCACGACAAAGACGGAAGTATTTCTCCAGAAGCTGCAAAGAAAAGAGATAAGATGGTTGATGATTTGTTAAAGCAAGCAAAAAAGACTTTAACCAATAAAGATTACACATTACTAAGTAATTCATTTTAATAATATAAAAGATGTCAATAAATTTCCAAGAAATCCTTAAAGAATTAGAATATCGTGTAGAACATGGTATTATTGATTTAACAAAAGAGGAACAAGTTACAAAATTAACACAAATCTTAAAAGAGAATGGTGTTTCCAATGCCAATGAAATGGCACAAAAAGCTAGAGTATATTTTTCTTATATCAATGAAGATGATGTAGTTAAAAATAGAAAGACAGGTAATGTATATGTGGTAAAAAACTTTGACCCAGAAAAACACGACAAACCAACCCCAGCTGAAATTAACAAAGCAAAAGCAGCAAATGGCGGCCAATTACCTTCGGGTGAAACCCCAGCAAAACCTGTTACAAAAGTCGGTGTACAAAAAACAGCACCTGCTGCGGATATTGGAGTAAGTGATGCTGAAAAGAATGTAGATGCCAAAGCAACAAAAGGTAGAAACCCTCAACAAATTAAAAAGGAAATAGATAGAATTAGTATTCAAGCCGGCCAAAGTAGAGATTTGTTCTACAAAAAAGGATATCATAAAGCAGAGGGTGACGATGATGCGGGTTCCGCTCCAGGTAATGCCGGTTCAATGTTAAATGAAAATGGTTCATGTGATGTAGCTGAGTGGGCAATGGAGAATGATAAAGATGATTTAGTATCAGCGGTATCACACTTATACGATAACTTAAAAGGTGGTGCATTATTAGAAGCAACCGATAAAACAGGTATTGCAGGACAAGAAAAATCAGTTCCAAGTGTAAATGCTAAACAATTAAGAGATTTTAGAACAGCAGGTAAAGGTAAGTTTGATAAATTATCAGATGGTCAATTATCTAGATTAATGATGGCCGCAAATGGTGGTTTGATTAAAGCTAGAAAAATAAGAGAAGGAATTAAAGCAAATGGTTGGAAAGAAGAAGATTGTACTGTTAATGGTTTCTTTGGAGATGAGGGTGGTAAGTCACAACAAATGGATATGATTAAGCAATCCAATAAAATATTTGGGCCAGACGGAACCGAAATACCAAAAGATGTAGCATTAAAATTGACTGCAGCAGGTGGTGGAGGTGCAAATCCATCCGATACATCTCAATTTATATATAATTCAAAGACTGGGGATTTGATGATTAAATTTACATCAGACAAAGATTCATTTGATGCAATCGTTGCACAATCATCATTCCAAAAAGAAGGTCAAAATAAAAAAGCTGAAATAGATAAATTAGTTAAGGAAGGTAAAATGAAACCGGCAGATGGTGAACGCTTGAAAAAAGTAATAGATAAACAAACTGCAAATTTAAATAAAATTGAAAATGAATTAAAAAGTGTAGTTGCTGAACCAGCAAAGGCTTTGTCTAAAAAATCTCCAAAAGAGCTCTCAAAAGTTGCAATGGGATTAAGTACATCAAATAGTGGTAAAGCAAGAATGGCAGCAATAGAAAAAAAATATGGTAAACTACCTGCCGGTATGGCAAATTTAATGAAAGTTGCACAAACCAATCCTGAATCGTTATCAAGTGGTGATAGAAGAGTTGTAGACGATTTGAAAAATCATTATGGTTTAGACTATTTAGTTGCAAAAAAGATTGACGACATCAGAAAGCGTTCAGTTGGGGTTGAAAGAAAATTATTAAAAGAAATGGATAAAGTTCCAGTTAAACTTTCCGATGGTTCAAAAGTAGGTTTGGGAACATATTTAGATGCACAAAACTTTATAGAAAAATTCCATATGGGAGGTTCAATGGGTGATAAACATGGTGTATTTGCATATAAAGGGTTATTTGAAGTTGTATGTGGTGTTGGTGTTATTAATGATGATATTATATCAAGTTGTATGAATACAAATAACCCCAATGATTTTATTAAAAAGTTTGGTTCTACTGCAGAACAATTCCAGTTATCAAAAGAAAATCAAATCACAGGTTCAGTTAGAATTGCATATTTCTTAAATGACAAAGGTCAAAAAATTAGAATAGGTGAAAAAAGACAAAGAAGTAAAACAGGTGCAACGGGTAGATTTAATACTGTTTATAAGTGGGATAAGGATACGATAGATTGTTTCAAAAGAAAAAATGGAGTAGCATAAAATGAATACACAACTACTTTGCCTTTTTACGACAAAGGAGGAATTGGATAAGTCGGTTGATTTTATATTAACAAACTACACTCTGACTAATCCAAATGTTTTCATTTTAGAAAGTAAAGTGAGACCTGAAGAAGCATTTATTACTTTTAATGTCGAAAAGGGTTCCAATGCAATCCCTTCGGAGTGGAAAACTATTTTAGTACATAGAAAGAAACAATCCAATTCAATATACACTATTAATGCTTTAAATGAAGTAGTTAAATCAAAAACAGGTGGTATGTTGGATAATTCTTATATGATTGATTGGGAAGAATTTAGAAATTGTATCTTAACCACATCTAATACAGGTTATAAAATGATACCTACAAAAGTATTTAAATCTTTTAATACTCAAAATTTGGAGAATTAAATAATTTTTCTTATATTTGATTTATGTCAATAAGAAAAAGATTTAAACCAATTCAAATAAACGCAAACGACCCTTCGGACATTTTTGAAAGCCATAGAAAGGAAATTTCAAAAGCAATCGTAGAAGGTATTGCATTCGGAATAAGAAATAAAAAGAAGAGAGTTGATTTTGCAAAAGTCTTAATTAAACAAATTATAGTTATTACATTATCCATTGATAGTAGAGAATTTACAGAATTATTAGACGAACAATTACAAATACTCATCGATTTTGAAGAGTATGAAACTTGTGCTCTTGTAGTAAAATTGAAAAACAAATTAGAAACAATAAAAGAATAAGTTATGGGTGAACAACATGTACCACTTAATATTGATGAAAACGGATTAGTTACATCGGTAGGTAAAAAACAAAAAGACGAATTTGACATTTATGAAACCTGTGTTATGTGTGGTGAAGAAACTACTACATTAAAAACTACTCATGTCGATTTTAGATATGGTTATGTAGAGGGAGCGGGACAATTATGTAGACAATGTTATATGGGTGAAAATAGAAACTTAATAACAGTAGAAGGTAGAACAATTTTAGATACACCCAATGATGCCGAATTGGGAGCAAAGGTTAGAGAATTATATTGGGAAAGTAAAAAATAAGTTATGGCACCTAAACAAAAAGAAGGAGAATATTACATTGGAGATACAAGTTATCTAACAATGAAATCTAGCACAATTATTGAAATGAGAGACCAATTGAAATTAATGATTGGTGATGGTAAAAATGTAAATTTAGATGTTGTAATTAAAGCAGACTTTGATAAGATACCACCCGAATATCATCAGTTATTTTGTCAAATGATGATGGTAAGATATGGTGGAATAGTAAATGTATGGGATAACACTCAACCCTTTGCTAAACCTGAAATTAAACCTAAAAAATGGTATCAAATATGGAAATAAAAGAAATGGTAAATGGCCCTCAATACTATGGGGGAGTAGACAATCCATACGAAGTAATTAAAGTATGTGAAGCATGGGGATTAGACAAAGATGCTTACCTATTCAATGTAGTCAAATATGTTGCAAGAGCAGGTAAAAAAGACCCCAAAAAAGAACTGGAAGACCTAAAAAAAGCTATATTTTACCTAAATCGCAAGGTTGAAAACCTTCAAAAATAAATTTGGTAATATCAAAAAATAGTCGTATATTTATAGTAATAAAAGATGAAAAAGTTATATTTAGATATAGGAATATCGCGATATAAACCTCAACTTTAAAAACAAATTTTTAAACCCTAAAAACAACAAAACAATGGACATTTCATTGGCACTAAAGAGATTTAGCTCTTTACAAAACAACACTAAAAAGTCGGATTCAATTTTTAAGCCGGCAAACGGAAAATCTCAAGTGAGAATCGTTCCTTACAAGTTCAACAAAGACATTCCTTTCATTGAACTTTACTTTCATTACAACATTAACAACAAGACTTATTTAAGTCCAATGTCATTTGGTCGACCTGACCCTATCGTTGAGTTTGCAGAAAAACTTAAGAGAACAGGTGATACCGATGATTGGAAAGCAGGTAAGAAAATGGAACCAAAGTTAAGAACATTTGTTCCAGTTATTGTAAGAGGTAAAGAATCGGAAGGAGTAAAATTCTGGGGATTCGGTAAGACAGTTTATCAAGATATCTTAGGATATATTGCTGACCCTGATTACGGAGATATTACAGACCCAAACACAGGTAGAGATATCGTATTGGAAGTAATGTCAGCAGAAGAGTCTAACGCATCTTATCCAACAACAACAATCAGAGTTAAACCTGCAACATCTAAATTAGCAGATTCTCCGGAAACTATCCAACAATTGTTAGATGGCCAAAAAGAAATTACTGAATTATATCAGGAGTTATCTTACGCAGAATTAAAGTCAGTTTTAGAAAATTGGTTAAATCCATCAGCAGCAGTTAATGATGAGATTGTTGAAGAATTAGAAGCACCAAAACCAAAAGTACAACCAGCAGTACAACAAAAAAGTGTATCGGTTGACTTAGGTGGAACATCGGACATTAGTGGTGACTTACCTTGGGAAAAGGAAGAAGCTCCTAAACAAAAGGATGATGTAGCATCAGCATTTGATGATTTATTTAACAATTAATAATTAGGTTACA